ATCACGCGCCGCGAAGCCTCAATCATACGGGGAACACCGTTTCGACCGCGTACGAGGCTCTTGCTGCCCTGCGCGGCGGGTGCGCCGTACGCAATGAAGGAATGCGCGTTTGGGCCGCTCATTAGCGAACTTTCCACGCCTTATGCATTTGTACGCTCAATCGCCATTCAGGGTTTTCTTTGATCAATTGCAGACACCACTCAAGCGTGCGACGATCAATGCCAAGCCCATCGAATGCGGGGCTGATCAATTGATGCTGCGCAATGCATTGTGGTTTCGGAATGGCTTGCCCATGCCCTCGCACATATTTGACTTCATCCGCCGAGCGTTGGCGCACGCAATGCTCTGCGACCTTCGGACTGACTGTGATCCAATCAAGCCCAAGGCCATCGACGCATAGCGAGCCGTTTGTTTCGATGGCACACAGGAAGCCTGTGGCGTGCATTGCATCGACGAGTGCTGCGTCAAGTTGCAACGCTGGTTCGCCGCCAGTAAACACAATCCATGCCTTGTTGCTGCTCCACCATTCAGCAGTCACAGGAACGAGCAAGCGTGCCTCTGCCACAATCTCTTCAAGCGTCATGCGCCGACCTGAAGCGAACTCTGTGTCGCAATCAAATCCGCCGATAGATTTCGCGCCAGTCTCTTTCGAGCATTGCAGATTGCAGCCTGTGAAACGCACAAAGACAGACATTTGCCCTGCCCTTATGCCTTCGCCTTGTGGGCTGTAAAAAATCTCGTTGATGAAATATTGATTCACAGGCTTGCCTCCGCTGAACAATTCTCAGTTTCGCCAATGACAACGCGAGTAATGCAAACGCCTGTACCGTCCATGAGACTGGGCGCGATGACAGTCAACAGATATTGCGCCATGTTTTCAACGGTTGGATTCGACGGCATCAAGTACACCTTCTGTTGTGCCACACATGAAATTGCAGCGAGGGCTTCGGTGTCTTGGTCAAACAAGACAAAGCCATGATCCCATTCGGTTTCGAGCCAACCGCCCATTCGCGCTTTTAACACGCTGAAATCAATGATGCGCCCGATGCCGTCAAGATCGGTTGCTTGTGCGGTGATCCACACGGTGTAGTTGTGGCCGTGCAGATTGCTGCATTTGTTCTCATGCCCAAGCACACGATGCCCCGCGCAGAAAGTCAAACGGCGCGTGCAGTTAATCATTGTGTCTCCCACAAATTCTTTTCTTTGTTCGCTTGCATCGCTTGTTGGATTTCCCCCAACTTTTGATCAGAATAAATTGCTACGCCAGATCCGTCGCAGGTATCCGCTCCGATCTCTGCGAACCGATCAAATCGTTTAAATGTGTTTACGCGCCCAACATGAACAAATTTGCCAAGCGTTTTCGCCGTTCGGACAATGTCTAGAGAAGATTTGCTGTCCTTCCACGGATCGCAGCCGCCAATGAAGATCGCTTCAATTTCCGACCAAGGAATCTCTAGATCCTCCATGCCGTCCTGCGCCACTAGAGCCAACGGCCAGTTGCGAACAATCGTATGCCGATGCCTGAAAATCTCCAAAGTCCTTCGACCATCGCCGACAACATCGGGAACCGCTACGAACAGGCATCGCGCTTTGTTTGGTTCTTCGCGAGCGAGCAACGCGGAGAAATTCTTGTGTCGGAATCCGCTAAACGCTCCATTGTCAATTGCAAAATCCCCCTCCTCTGCGTTCGTGAATCGCGTTAGGGGAGTCAACAATTGTCCGCGCACCAAATTGGGGTACTGGAGCATGAGTTCCGACACACGATTTCGATTCGCGTCAATAAGAAATTTCACGCGCCAACCTCTGTCTTCTCCTCGAAACAGTCCCAACCGCGCTCAAGCGCAATCTCGTCGGCGGTGAGTGCGCACGGCCCTCCTATAAATTGTGCGGCGTGGTAGGTTTCCAAAGCCAGTCCCCTACACGCAAGTTGCCGCGCCTCGTCGCGCTCGCACCGCACTCTCACGATTTCAACGAGGCAGCGAGTGTCATGTTCGCAGCCGCCGCAACATCGTGTAGCGGGTAATGCTCCTAAGCATCGACATTGATCAATGCGTTGACGGAGGATCGTCACGATGTCAGGATTCGTCATGCTCGTCCTCCTCAATGGTAACGATGGGTGCAAGCACTCTGTACAGCGCGTACAGACACGCGCCGAGCGTACACGCCGAAGCGATTGCGCTGATGATGTCGATGGTCATTCTGCGTCTCCATCAAATTCGTTGTCGTTGTGGTGAGCATTGCGCCGCCTTGCAGAGTCTCGTTGAAGTCGCGTCTGAATCATCTCCGCGACTACGGCGGATAGCAGACTTACGGGGACGATCATCTCGTGAGCCGCGCCGAACCGTCGAGGCTCCTGAGCGGCGGCGATGATGCCGCGCAACGATGCGCAGGGGTCTTCCCACGGCGCGTTGTCTGTAGGTTTGCCAGTCATTTCATTCTCCAAACTCGGATCATCCGAGCGTGCGTCGATACCCGAGCAGAGCGAACAACCTCACCAGTCCATTGCATTCCGCGAAACACGCTGCCCGCCGCGTTACCGAGGCAGGAGTAGGTAAGACCGTCAACCTCCATTGCGCGTGCGACATCGTCGGCCGTTGCCGTTCCCGATGCGACCGCGATTTTCTTGGCGTAACTCTGCGCGATGCGCAGGAGCAGTTTGTTTTTCTCCGCCTCGGCGGCGCGGGTCATACCCTCGTCGCGAGCGCGTTCGGCGGCGGCGGAATCAAACAGGTTCACGCCGCACCGCCTTTCACAATTTCAAGTCGCGCATTGATGCGCTTGACCTCACACGCAACCTCAGCAAGGCGCGCAGCCCGTTCCGCACACGCTTGAGCATCGCGGCGCAACGCTGAAGCGTCTGGGTTGCCGCATTCTTCAGCGTCGTTTGCGCGCTGTTCAGCGCACTCCGCAGCGTCGTCTGCCGCAAGCGCGGCCTCGTCCGCCACAAGCGCGGCCGCGACTAGATTGGCGGGTGCAAGAACCGCACGCATCGTCCACAAATTGCGAAGGTGATCGGAGTTGTAATCCATCTCAATTGACACGAGATACAAACCGTGCGCGGAGGCGGCATTCGCAAGCATCGTTGTGGCTTCATTTCTAGCGCGATCACAACTAGTGCGACCGCTGCCGCCGAGCGTCACGAGTTTTCCGTTGACGCGCAACCGCAGGTTTTCGCTGTTGCGGGTGCGGACATAAGCGACGGACATGGTGATTGGCTTTGACATTGTTCTGCTCCAGTTGGGGTTTCCGTCTCGATCAACATGATCTCGACTCAAGTAAGTTACTCCCGATTCTCGCAGGGTGCAACCCGTCTAGGGGAGAATCTTGGAATTTCCCAAGATTCTCCCCGACGAGGTCAGGCGCAGAACCGAGCCTTGAAGACGGCTTCGGGGGTGAACTTGGTTCCGACATAGATGCGGGCGGGAAACTGTGCGAACCAAGTTCCGCGAGTCGAAGTCTTCCAGACGATTTGCTGAAGGATCTGAATGTTTTCAGCGACTCCCGCCTTGGTCACGGTCATCGAATACTGCGCGCCGCCGACATGATGCAGGACACAGGTTTCGACCGCGCCCAACTTGCCGACCAACTTGCGATGCCAAGCAAGGCAGATTGCTTCCGCTTCGATCTGCGCAGCGGCCGAAGCCTTCTCCATGCTAATTTCGTTGCTGTAAACGATGCTGTAAAGTCCGTTGGTGCGATCATTGCTTTTCTGAGACATCGCAAACTTCGACAATTCGCTGTACGCGCCGCAGTAACGGTTGGTGCGGGTGAATCCCCAACCACCCTCAACCGCGTAATGCGCAGCGAGCGCGTTGTAATCCTTCACGATGCGGGCGACGATGAATTCCTTGATCGTGTCAAGACGGGCAAGGAGGGCGGTTGCGATTGCGTCGGATGGGAGAGTGTTGCTGTTCATTTGTCTGCTCCAGTTCGGGGTTCCTGTCTCGATCAACATGATCTCGACAGAGATACATTACCCCCGATTGTCGCAGGGTGCAAGTCGATTGCACAACAAATAAAAAAAATCTACCGCCAACGGTCCCCGTGTAGAGTCGTGAGCGGTAGAGTATGGCGCGGTCGGTGCGAGTGAAAACAAACCGACCGCGATAAACCTAGCGTGAGCAGCATACCACGCACTCGGGGAAAATCACGCCGTACGACGAGCAACCGCTGCACCACCGCGATGGGTCCGCAATCGCTGTAGATGGGTACAGGAACAGTCCTGTTTAGCGGGGGGGTCTAACCCTACCTCCTCCCGTGCGATCCTCCAGAGGCCGCACGCGCTCTTGCGCAGCAGCAGCGGTCAGCCCGACGAAATGGTTCAAGTTGCGCCGTGGGAAACCTCGTTTTGGCTCCGTGTGGCTCAATTCGCTCCTCCCTATGACCTCATCCGCATGGGGTCATAGTGTTCCTGATTCTCACCATGTAACTGCTTCACAGCGGCTTTAGCCGCCGCCAATGAACCCTCTGGTCGAATTCAATAGTCGTTATCCCTCAATCCCGCGCCACTCCCCAAAATGGCGAGCGGGATTTGAGGAAGAAAACCATGAGATTCAGACGCAAGCCTTGCACCCTGCTACAATCGGGAGTAGACTCGCGTAGGAACCAAATGGAAAAAATCTACACGATCAAAACCACTTTAGACTGGAAAACCGCAATGAAAAAGCGGCTTGCCGATCACGGCGTTTCGCATTATTCGTTTGCAAGACGAGCCGTCGCGGATAACCTATGCACGCTGCACACGGCCGAGTGTCTGCTCGCAGCCGAAGGAACCGTGACTGGCGACCGCTCGCCGTCGTTCGGAGCAGCCATATCTCTCGCTGCGCTCGCAGGTTATGACCTTGTCCTCGTTCCGAAAAGGGAGCCAAAAAATTGAAGACCAAGCACGAATCGTGGATTGCGGAAAACTGCTCCGAATCAATCATGTGGTCAGGTCTTGAGCGAGCGATCATTGGAACGGTTTCCCGCAGCGGGGAACACGCGCCCATCGTGGTCTACGACCGCTCGCTGATGCTCAACGAACTGTCGAAAAATATGCCGTTTGACGAGGCGATTGAATGGCTGTCCTACAACATCGAAGGCGCGTACCTTGGGCCGCTCACCCCGTTTATTTTTGAGTCTGCGCCGCGTGTTAAGCGCAAGCCTCGGGGAGGGGTCGCGAGTCTGCGCACCGCGCTTGAAAAAATCGCAGAGAACAACGATGAGCCGTATGCGCGAGATTTTGCGCTCGATGTGTTGAGGCTCACGCGATGAGGTTACAATAACCCCGTGAAACACAAACCCGAACCATCCGATGGGGGGGACAGGGGGGATGCCGTCCGCAAAACCCGTTGGCAACGGCGCGAGCATCTGCGGACGCTTGAAGCAATTGTCTACGACGGGTGGGATGTTCCGACCGAAGCGTTCACCGCGCTGCCTTCCGACCTGATGGAAATCGCCCGCGACCCGATGCAATCGACCCGCGACCGAATCCGCGCCGCCGAGGCCCTGTCGCATCTGGTGACCTCGCGCATCGACTCCGCCGTGCAACTCGACCGCATTATGCGTTTGGACGAGGGAACCGCTACCGACCGCGTCGAATTGCTGTCAAGCCTGACCGATGCTCAGATGTCCGCAATCTCCCTTGCCGTCGCCGCGCCTGTCCTAGCCCCGCGAAAGCGGAAGCCAACATGACACCCCTAGAGGCAGCGGAGGCGGCACGGGCAAACCCTGCCGCGTTTCTCGCTCTTGCGCTCGGACGACCGATTTCCCCACTACAGCGGGATCTGATTTCGCACGCTTTGCAACATCATTCGTGGTACGCCGAACTGCCTCGCGGTCACGCGAAAACCTCGACCCTGTCTTACCTCATCGCGTGGTGGCTCGGCGTGCGCCCCGAGACGCGGGTGAAGGTAGTGAGTCAGAATGACGAAGCGGCGGCAAGCACGACCCGATTCCTCCGCGACATCATCCGCAGCCCGACATTCCGAGCGGTGTTTCCTGATGTGTCTCTGAAGACAAGCGAAGACACGGTCACGGCATGGAGTGTCTCGGCGGCGGGCGTGCCTAGTCGGCGCGATGCCTCGGTGCAGGGGTCAGGCGTGTTCGGTCGCACGGGCGGCCGCGCCGACCTAATTTGGTTTGACGACATCTGCGACCTCCGAAATTCGGTGCTTCAGCCCGCCCTGCGAGCGCAGGTCAAGGAGGCGGTTGCCAACATTTGGATGCCCATGCTCGACCCGTCGTCGGCGCACACGCCGCGAGTGTGGCGAAGCGCGACCCCGTTTCATACCGACGACATCACCGCAGACTGGCGACGGCGACATGAGTCGGACGGCTCACTCTTGCGCCGCCCCTGCCTCGGCGCGAAGTCCCCGTGGAGCGAGGTATTCACGGCGGCGGTCCTAGATGAGAAAAAAGCGGAAATGGGAGCGATGGCGTACGCCCGCGCATATGAACTGATTCCGCTCTCGTCCGACCTGTTGGTGTTCCGACCCGAGTGGCTCGGCTATTACCGATCCGACGCGCTACCCATCAACACCCGCACTATCGCGGCGATTGACTGGGGGTACGGCAAACGAGCGCAGGAGCGCGAAGACCCTGATTTCTCCGTGTGCATCATCGGCGAGATCGACGCGGAGCGACGATTGTTCCTCACCGACATCCTCCGCGTACGAGAGTCGTTCCCGACATTTGCGCGGCTCGCGGCTGATCTGCTCAGTCGGCGGTCGGTGTCGGTCGTGTGCGCCGAAGCCAACGGACCGCAAAAAGGCATTTTTGACCAGTTCGCCGCGATGACCTCACAACCCATGCTCTCCGTAGAGCGCGTGAATGACAAATACATTCGGTCCGTCGCGGCACAGCCTTTCGTGCAAGCGGGAAAACTAATGTTTCCCACAAGCGCGGACGGGCGCGTGATTTCTTCGTTTCAGCCCGTGGTCGATGAAATGCTATCATTCCCTGCGGGGTCGCATGATGATACGGTTGATGTGATTGTCGATCTCTGCGGAGAGGCGATTCGCGGCTCATTGTCGAGCGGAGACAGGCGCGTGCGCAGGTTTGAAAAGCCCGATGCAATCAGCGCGATGTTCGGCTCCTCCAAGAGCAAACGACCCTTCTTTGCCTAACCCATGTGTACGAACAAAAACAACTTCGCAGCGCGTGAAACGCAATACTACGCGGGCGATGCCTTGCTAGGAAAAACGACGGCTGACATTGTCACCGTCTCGGCTGAAAAATACAAGACAATTTTCCCCGACGCGGTCAGCGGTTGGTCGTACGACTTCAACAAGACAACCGCACTTCGGGACGGAAAAACCTATCGGTACGGGGTAGTCAACGGATCTGCTCGCGAAATCACGCGCATGGTTCTGTTTGCGCAGACTATCAACCCGACAAAATGCGATGCGCGCTGCCGCAACGCTCGCGGCCCTATGTGCGACTGCTCATGCCGTGGGAACAATCATGGAAAGGGCGCAGGGTCATTCGCCCGCGCCCACAACATCTCGTTGCCATCAACGAAGCGAAAACTCAACATCGACGAGGCGACATCCGCGCTCAGTTCGATGGGGTATCGCATGGGTAATGTCCGACACTCGCTCGCGGACAAGACCTCGTACTGGTCGGTGACGACACCTACGGGTTCCGTTGTCGAGGTGGCCGCGAACAAACTGACGGACTTCGTCTACGGCAAGATCAAGAATCTGAACGCGCAGAGGTACACCGAGACGACCTACGAGGTGCTGTTCCCTGACGAAGATGAGGACACGCAATTTATCGACTCGAAGGAAGCCGCGATCAAGGTCGCACGCCAGTACGCCGCGAAGGGTTGCGCCGTAGAACTTTCGCAAGTCATCAAAACTTGGCGCAGCAAGGCGGAAGCCGATGCGGCTCAGATTCCCACGAACACAAAGGAAACGCCAATGCGTTTTGTCAAGAATCTGAACGCGAAGGGGACGACAATGAAGTCGATCAACAAGCGACTTTCTAGCATGGTCATCAACGAATTGAACCATGCGCTTGAAATGGCGGAAATGGACGGGGAACAAGGAATCGCTCGGGAGGTGCGAGCGGTGCTTGCTAGCCCAACCGTCGAAACTCTTAAGGCGCATCCTCTTGCGATCAAAGAGATCAAATACAAACTTGAAATTGCTCAGGACAACGAAGAGCGAAGTCGCGTCCGAGCGTACGAAAACCTTCTTAAATCGGTGAGCAACCGAAAGGCGCAGAACATGAACAGCACAGGCGCAAGGGCGAAGTTTGGCTCCGACACGATTTCGGTCAACATGAATGCGAAAAGGTATTTGACGATCCTCAATCGCGTCAAGCCTGATGAGGGTCAGGAGCAATTTCTTGCGCGTGTTAAGGCGCGACTGCAAGAGGTTGTCAACGACACGGGAAAAATGATCCGCAACCCTGATTTGGAATCAGAATTGGGTGGTTGGCAGGGTTCCGAGTTGTCGGAAATTCTGTCCGAACTTGCAGGAAGCAGCAGCGGTTTGATTCGCACCTTGCGCCTATGGCTTGGCAATTTCTCCCGCACGGGCGCGAAGTCTCGTTTTGCAATGCTCAATAAAGCCGAAGTATTGAAGGATCATAAAGAGCGCGTAGTGTGGTTGAAGCAACACGCAGGGCAGTCAAACCAACTGCGACTGGCTGACATTTACCTTGAGGCAGGTCAAGGAGATCTAAATCAATTAGTGTCGCAAAAGCAGATGGATAAGACAGAGTGGAAAACTCTGATGCATGAATTGGAAACTGCTTACCTTCGCGTAAAGCATGGAGCAGATGCGCAAACGCATACTTCTTACTCCCGCGTCGGCGCGAAGGCAAGGTTTGATCGTCGAATTGAACTCGACAAATGGACAAGTCCAAAGGGAACGCGATACACCGCAGGATTTCATATTGAAGGTGGCGGAACCTCGTTTGCCCCGTTTGTTTCGGCGACCTACTCGGACGGCGGCGAGCAAATGATGAGTACGAGCGCGCCTTCGTTTAAGTCAGAAAAGGGCGCACGGAAATGGCTTGCCAATTTCATGGAACGAATGTATTCGCGCACGGGGACTTTCTCCCGCGTCGGCGCAAAGTCCACGCACGCGGTCAACCCGTTTGACCTCCCCGCGAAGCCCGAGGACTGGAACGGCAAAACCATCACGCTGAACGGCAAGCAAATCAAGGTAAAGCGCACCACAGGCGCGTACAGCAGTTGGCTTGATTACGACCTGTTCGATCTCTCTTCTGGCAAGCGAGTCAACAGCGTCGTCAAGGCTCAACTCGACGACGCTTGGAGACGAGGAAAGATCCGCGACATCTTCTCCCGCACAGGAAAAACATCAATGGCACAATCAGATTTCAAGGTAGGTGATCAGGTCCATCTCGGATTTGCTCAAAAGGGCGGAACGGGATTTGACGGGATTATCACGAAAATTGAGGGAGAAACGGTTTACATCAAAAGTCCCGAAGAAGGTCGATATGGCGCAAGAACTTATAAGGGATTAGTAAGTTCGCTTACGCATGGGTACGCGGGATATCACGCAGACCAACATTCCCGCACGGGCGCGAAGTCCTTGCACGCGACGACGGATCAGGTTGCCGATCTGTTTAAAACGCTGTCCGATGTCGAGCGCGCAAGCATGAACGGTGATACCGCTAAAATGCAGACGCTGTTGAAGTCGCTTGCTCCAATGGTGGACCGTGATCGCGCCAAACTTCCAAAAGATGCGGTTGCGTATTACGACGAGATGCGCCGCAAGGCAGGTATGTCCCGAATTGGCTCAAAAGCAAACATGAACAAACTCACCAACCATCTCCAGAAGATTTCCGCATCGCTCGGTTTCAAGCCTTCATCCATCACGATGGAGGACGGCGTAGCCAAGATCAATTTCGCGCAGCGCGATGGCTCCTCGGGTCGTCTCGGCGTGAGCCTTCGCAAGCCCCTGCTCGACGCGGGCGTGACCTCGGACGCGATCACCGCGACCGCTGATCAGGTAAGCATCAACTTCTCGCAGGGCGCGAAGGCGGCGTTTGGCTCGGGCGACAGTTTTATGGTCGAGGGCTATGTCGGAAACGCGCTCACGGGGGGACGCTCCGCTCGCACGATTGAAGAAGCGGAGCATTACGCGAAGGCGATGCTTGCAAGCATTAAGAGTGGAAAAACAGACGGAAAGCCCGTTAAGGTTGAGATTCAAGAAATTAAGGATTACCAGCCACAAGGAGTCATCAAAACCCTTCATTCCCGCACGGGCGGCAAGGCGGCGTTCGGTCTTGGCTCGCAGAATCGCGCCTTTCTCGGCAAGGTTGACGCACGCACGCGAAGCGAAATCCTCGCGAACATCGCTGCCCATTACGGAATCAGCGCATCCGAAGCGATGGCTGAAGTCAGTTCAGACGAGTCCGAGCATCTGCTTGAGTATGTGACTGGCGCAATGCGTTCCGCTGTGTCTATCCTCGTGCAGAAGTACGGATTCTCTCGCACAGGCGCGAAGGCGGCGTTTGCTGCCGAAATCATTCAGAAGTTGTCGGGAGGATGGGTAATCGAACGCGAGGGAGGGATTCTGTATCTCGCAAAGGGAAACGAAGCGATTCCTGTCCCTAGCGTTGAACGGGCGTTGGAACTGCACAAGTCATCTGTCGAAGGGCGATTGGCGCGGAGAACTGGTGGTTTCATGTCCCGCACGGGCGCGAAGGCGGCGTTTGCTCACGCGAATCAACAGATTGCGGACGGCGTAGCGCAACTCCTTTCGGTGCTTGGCTTCGCGGCAATGGCAGAAGAAGCAAAGACCACGACCGACGCGGACACGCTCAAGCGCATGATCAATGTTGCCCGAAGGCGTGCCAAGGGAAGCGAACAAGCCGACCGTTTTAACACCTTGGCGGACAAACTGGAGCGGATGCTGATGTCTCGCAGCGGCGGTAAGGCGGAGAGTGGGCGATGATGTTCATTCAACTCACAGAGCAAGTCTGGGTTCCAATCCATCGCATTGCCCGCGTCAGCAAGTTCGGCTCAGGCGTGAGCGTCACCTACATTGATGGCAGCGTCGAGCATTTCGACAACGAAGACGCAGAGCGCATCGTCGCGCAGGTCAAGTACCAATTCCCTCTGCTCTGATCGGTAAACAATGGCAGATCCCACGCCGTACTCCAACCCAACGCAGAACGGGCTAACTCCCGAGAAGCGACCGCGCAAGCCTTTACCTGCGCCAGTCGAGCGCGGTCCGACTACGCCGCTTGGGTCTGCCATTGAATTGCAGCGTTCGTTCTTCACGACCGCCGACAAACTGCTCCGCAACTCGTCGCTCGCGTATCGCTTGAACCCGCAGTATCAGCAGATGATGCGAGCGGACGCGGATATTGAAGGAGTGCTTCGCTCGCTTCAGGTCACGCTCGCTTCGCTTGAATGGTCAATCGTTTCGAGCGATCCGAACAACGCAAAGTCGGTTGAACTTGCGGAGAAGATCTCCAAGATCTTCGCTTCGATGCCTCGTCGGTCTGACTTCGTTCGCTCGATGCATGAGGCGGTGTGGTACGGCAGCGCGGCAACGAACCTTGTGTACGCGAAGGACAAGAGACTCGGCGTGAAGATCACCGAGTGGTATCCATTCCACCCCGACACGCTTGCGTACGATCAACGCGGCAACCTCGCAATGCGCGTCGGCGCGGCGTACTCGGCTTCAGGCGCGAGCGAGCAGAACATCGGATTCGACTCTCGCGTCCACATTTTTGACGAGAAGGAAAGACGCGCAATCGTCCTCCATCGCGTGTTCATCTCGCCGCCTGATTTCAACGACGCGAACTCGACCGAAGCGATTTATCGTGGCATCGGCTCCCGTGATGTCTGTTGGTTCATGTGGTTGGCGAAGCAGGAAATATTGCAGGACGCGATCACCTACGCAGAGCGTTACGCAATGGGCATCCGCGTCGGCTACTACCCGCTCGGGCAGGATGCAGGGCGCACGATGATGGAGAATGTTCTTGCGAACCTGACGAACGACAACAGCGTGCTGTTGCCGATGTCGGGGACCGAGAAGATCTACGACATCGACATCAAGGAGCCGAACGCGGGGCGCGCTCAGGTGTTCATGGAACTCGTCAACTGGTTCAGCGGCAAGATCAAAGAATCAATCATCGGTCAGTCGCTCAGTAGCGAGGCGGGCGGAACGGGCATGGGGTCGGGCGTTGCCAACCTCCACGCCGACACGCTCTCGCGCATCATCCGCTACCACGCCGACGCGCTCGCCGACAGTATGTCGTTCGAGTTTGTCCGCGTCGTTGCTGCGATGCTCGGCGCGTCTCCCGAGGATGCGGACTGCCTTGAATTTCAGTTTGCTCCCGAGCGTCCCGATCCAAAGGAACGCCTCGAAGCCATCGAAAAGTTCGTGGCGATGGGCGGGCGCGTTTCGCAAGCCGAGGTGCGCGATCTGCTCGGTCTGTCCGAGCCGACCGAGGACGAGCCGATTCTCGGAGTGTCCACCGCCACACCGACCGACAACGGCAACGGCGCGAAATTGGACGAGTCGTCCTACGGCAACGGCGCGAAATTGGACAGCGACCCAACACCTCCAGAGGGTGAGCAGCCCCGAGCGGGCGCGCCCAAGGAATTCTCCCGACGCTCATGGTGGTAGACGACACGATTCCGCTCGGCGAAGTGTCGGTATTCCGACCGCTGAAGGCAGCGGCGGAGGTCGCGTACCGTCGCGCCATCGCCGCGCAGGTCGAGGGCAGGAGCGCGGAGAGCGCGTGGGACGAGTGGGAAGACGCGACCGCCGCGCTGCTACTGATCTCATGGGCAGACGGCGCGGAGACAAGCGTTGCGGCGGCGGGGATAGATTCCGCCGAGGTCGCAGACATTCCCGTTGCTCGGTTCGCCGCGATTGAAATACCCGTATCCCTCAGATTCCGCGTCGGACCCTCGCGCCGAGCGGTCGAGCGATACACGCAGTTGCTTCCCATTACTCGCCAAAAATGGGAAGAACTCGTCGCCTACGCCTTCGCTTCAGCGCATGAGATGCGCGAGGACGAGGCAGGGAACGCCCTACAGGCGATCATGGATCGGAGTCCCCAACTAGCGGCTCTTATCCGAGGACAGCCACAGCGCGACCCTAGCGCGCCCGTGACACCTGTCGATGTGATTCGCGACCCTGCGGTTCAGGCGGTTGTCCAAGGGACATTCTTCGTCACTTCGATGAGCCAGACGCAAATCGAGCAGACCAAAGACCTGCTTGCAAAAACCATTCGCGGCGACATTACGATGTCGGTTGCAGGGAAACGGCTTGAGCGTCTAGGGGTCGGCGATTTCGTGGAGCAAGCGATTCTGGAGACGGGGACAGACCTGACCGCCGCTCGGCTTGAAACGATATACAGAACCAACCTCAATCGCGCTCAGACTCAAGGGCGGCTCGACATCTGCCGCGACAAGACCGTGCAAGCGTTTGTTCCGTTGATGTCGTTCAGCGCGACAAAGGACAAGAGAACCCGAGAAACGCATAAGCAAATGGACGGCTATGTCGCCACCGTTGAGCAGATTGACAGGATGGGAATCCCCGCCCCGCTCGGATTCAATTGCCGATGCGCTTGGGTTCCGATGAGCATCGCCAAGGCAGTCAGCCGAGGATTCTGCGACGAAGACGGAAATCTCGACCTTGACGCAATTGCCAAACATAATGGAAAGCGACAGGAATTGATTGATAAACGATTGGTTCCCGATGCGGGATTTATTTCAGGATGATAGGATTCTCGCGCATGATTCCCTCTCACCGAATCTCCAACGACGGCAACAAGGTTGTTATCCACGACCTTGAGGTTTTCTGCGCGTACAGCAAGAAGATCGACGGCGACACGGATGACGATCTGAAGAAGTTTGACAACAACCGCGTGCGGTCAATTGTCGAAAACACAAACAAGCACATGAGCATGGGCAGCGCAACGCGCCTCGTGGTCATGCACGAGAAGGACGGCGACGAACCTAAGTCGAGCGTCGGTCGCTTCACAAAAATCTCTTATCAAGAGCGCAACGGCGTAGGATTTATTGTCGGCGATTGCGAAGTAGAGCGCACCGTGTTCGACAAGTTACTTGCGACGAATGCGTTCCCTCGCCGCAGCGCAGAGATCTGGCAGGATCAAAATCATCTGTCGGAAGTCGCGCTGCTTGGTCGCGAGACTCCGCGACGACCATTGCCCGACACGAATTTCAATCGCTCGGGAGAGTTGGTTACATTCGCACGACCTCTCCGATTCGACATGGGGACGGTCGGCGGCGGTCTTTCAACATTCATTCCCGACACGAAAGGCAAAACGATGGACAATGACAACGATACAGATCTGCGGTCGCAGGTAGATATGCTCCGCGCATCGCTCGACGAACTCAATGGTCAATTCAAGAAGCGTTTCGCCGAACCTGAGTCCGACGAGGACGAGGATGTTCGCGAAGGCGAGAAGGATGAAATGTCCTCCGACGACATGATTGCTGATCAGTTCGCTGAAGAGGAGGGCGATGGCGATGGCGTTCACATCGACATCGACTCACACGGCGACGATGACGAGGAAGATGAAGACCTCTTTCCTGCTTCGCGTCAAGGCTCTGTTGATGTGTTTGCGATGCGCCGCGAGAACTCGCGTATGCAGCGTGAACTCTCGCAGATTCGCAGCGACCTCGCCAAGGCGAAGTTCGCTCGCGAGATTGACGCGATGGAGCAGGACGGCTACCGCATCCCTGCGGCCCGTCGTGGTCGCCTCATCGCGGAACTCTCCGCATCGCGTGACCCATCCGACCTCATCGACACTTGGCGCGATCTCTTTGCTCGCGACCCAATGAACACTCGCATCGACATGAGCCGTTCGTCGCTCCCACAGGGCGACATCGACGCGAGGCAGATTGCAGAACTCGTCCGCGAACACGCGGGAAACCCAACAGCATTCGCCAAGGCGGTTAACAGCCGCAACAAGCGTTAACCAAACCTAGGAGAAACAAAATGTCAGACATGGGATTCACCCCAAATCTCGTCGCAGGTGCAGGAACCTACGGAACCATTGCGCCATTCCGATTCGTGACTATGGATGCCGTCTCTTGGTCGGGTCTGTCGGGTGCTGCTACCGCCGCTGCCGCTTGCGCCCAGACTCCCGTGGGAGTTGCGGACGGAAGCGTTTATTCGTTCGGTCAGACTGCTCACGCTGTTCCTACTGGTCCAATCAACCTTCAGCCGAGCAACACCGTGCAGATTGAAGCGGGCGCAGCAATCACCGCAGGTGCGTTCTTGATGTCCGATGCTTCGGGTCGCGCCATTACTCACGCCTCTGTCGCAGCATCTACTGCTGTGTCGTGCTACCTCGCGTTGGAAACTGCGGGCGCGGCGGGCGACATCATCCGAGCATACAAGTTCGGAACACGCACGATCATCACCGCTTAAAAATTGACCGCGCTCACGCGCAGGAGTATTCATCATGGCATTTTCTGTTGTCGGTGGCGGTCAATCCGCTTACATCCCAAGCACGAACGATCTCGCGACTGGCGCGCTGCAAGTGGAGTTCACTCGCAGCGTCAATCAGTTCGCGCTCACTCGTTACGCGCAACTCGTCCCCACTTCGAAGATGTCGGGTTACTACCTCCGACACGATGTCTCCGACAATATGCGTATTGTCAACGACAAGGAGTTCCTTTGGAACCTCGGAACTGATCGTCCTACGGGCAAGCAGAACGCATTTGATTTCATTGCGTACAACACGCAGCGATACGCATTTCCGTTCTACATCCCGCAGGAAACGGCTGCTCAGGCTGCATGGGACACCGTCGCGCAACACGCTCGCAGCAAGGCGCAACTTGCGATGACTCGTCGCACGATGGGCGCAGCAACCGCTTTGGCTACGACCGCGAATTGGGGGCAGAATTTCATTGCTAATCCGAATACAACCGCGCAAGGTTTTACGGCGGTAGGCGGAGTCTGGACTTCTAGCACCACAGGGGGTGCATACATTCAGAAGTCGATTCAGCAGGTCATGCAACTCGTCGGCTTCTCAAGCGGCGGTGCGGTCAACCCATCGCAGTTGATCATGGTCATTTCGCCGAAGGTCGCTCAAGCCATCGCGCAGTCTGCTGAGGTCAAGGATTATGTCAAGGCAAACCCGCAGTCGCCAAACTTCCTGATGGGCAACGACATTTATTCGCGTTGGGGAATTCCGTCTACCCTGTTCGGACTTGGCGAGGTCGTCATTGACGACACCGTCAAGATGACGAGCCGCAAGAACGCGACCGATGCCACCTCGTATGTCCTCGGCGACGGCGCGTATTTTGTGTCGCGTCCTGGGGGTCTTGTGGGTGTCGAGGGCTCCAACTCGTTCGCTACCGTTCAGATTTTTGCTTACGAGGACATGACCGTCGAGCAGTTCAACGATCCTCTCAATCGTCGCGTCGAAGGTCGCGTGATTGACAACAGCGTTGCAGCAATCGTTGCGCCTGTTTCGGGCTACTCGATCACCTCTGTCCTCTGATCCTGAATCCAGTTGATTGATAGGGCGGGGCGCACTCGCCTCGCCCTATTTCTTTAGGAGTTCGCATGGTTGCCTACGCCACATACTCCGATCTCGAATCCGCACTCGACGGAAACATCATCGCGCAACTCTGCGGAGACGCAGGTAGCCCGATGGTGGGGCCGAACCCAATTACCGACGCTGCTCTAGAACGCGCTACAGGCGTTGTACGCTCGTACATCCGCGTGGGGGGTATCTACTCGGAGGCGGAAATCACCGCGCTCAACGCGGCCTCTGATCCGTTGCTGATCCATCTAGTCGTTGACCTCGCGACCGAGTATCTGTTTCAGCGTCGAGGCAGCAAGATTTCCGCCGCAATCGAACAGCGCGTCAAGCAGAGTTACTCATTTTGCGAAGGCTTGCGCGACGGCAAGATGCTGTTCGGTGATGTCGCAGGTAATGCCGAAGCGGGAACGCCGCTTGTCGTTGCCGTGAGCAGCAGCAATCGAGCGTGGTACGCTCAGGCATCGAACTCGCAATTCTTTCCGAATCGTCGGAGTGGAACCGCACATTGACATGGGCGCAAACAGTTCGCAGGACGCTGAAGATGCCACCCATCGCGAATGGCATTGCGCAGGTTGCTGTCGAGTGGATGTCTGAGCACATTCAGAACAGCCAAGGGCGCGGCGCGGGTGGGAAGACCGTCGCGCATCTTCCGCTGAAGAATGTCACCTCGGTCTTCAAGACGACGACGAAACCACGCAAGGGTGTTTTTTCGACGCGCTACCAAACGGTGACGGTTGACGGCAAAACGAAGGTGCGAAAACTCTACCTCGTGCAGCAGTCGGGATACCGCAACGGCGGCCACCCTCTCCGCGACACGGGAGATCTATTCCGCTCCCTGCACGCTGACGGCATCACGGTCGGCGAAACGATCCGCATCAAGATGGGCGGAAACAAATACGGGCTGTATCAGGATCGCGGCTTCAAAACCAAGGGTCCGAACTACATCCCGTTGACGATGAAGGGCAAGCGCGGACACGGCACGGGAAACAACCCAAACAAAGAAAACCTGTCGCGAGGCAAGGATTTTATGATGGCGTGGAAGGGCGTAACCGTCCCCGCTCGTCCGTTCATTCTCCCGACTCGTGATGATCTGCGAACGCTCGGCGTTTCGATCTACCTCGGTCTAAAAATACTACTCAAAGGCAAATGACATGGCTTCAACTCTTCAAATTGCAGGACCGTGCGAGATCCTTGTCGGCGGTAATCAACTCGGATACTCCGACAACGACAATCTCCCAAGCGTGTCGTTCACCGATCACATTCACGAAGTCAAAACCGTTCTCTCGGGCGCGAACCCCGAAGAGATCGTGACGCACGGAACATCCGCACGAATCAGCCTCGCGCTCGTGAAGTGGGACCAAGCCGTTCTCAATACGCTGCTCCTCGCGGCTCGCGGCGCGACTCAGGGAACTTCGATTGTCGGCCAGTTGCAAGTCGGCGGATCGTATATGCAGACGGTCGTGTTGAGGTCTGTAGGAAGTGTCCCAACAGCGCAATATTCGTTCCCATCCTGCTACCTGACGGGCGATGCGATCACCGATTCTCAATGGGGCAACCGCGAGCGCGTCCTTACCCTCACCTTCAACGCCATCCCAAATGCGTCGAATGTCCTCTATACCTACACCGCGTAAACAAAAATGAACGACCTCAACGACGACAACGACCCAATGCTGTTCTCCATCACGCTCCCGCACGGAAAGTTGATCGTGCAGTACATGGAGGTTCTTGCCTCGCTCCAGTCCGTACTGGCTGATGGCGGGGAGCCGACTCAGGCGCAACTCGTCCAAGCGATTCGCGCAACCGCAAGGACGGTCGAAGTTGCCGTCGCGACCACCGACGCGATGCTGATTGCGGCATGGCATCGCATGACGGGAGCGATTCAAGCCTCGGGAAAAATCTAAGGACAGCAGCACGGTTTCTCGCGGTGTATGGGAGACTGCCTAGCGAATTCCCGCCCGCAATGGCTCTAGGGCTGTCCGCGAATGTAAGCACGGTCGAAGCAGACAGAGTTTTGGCAATGGCAAAATCAATCGCTATCGCAATGGGCGACAGCGAACTTCTGGCAAGAACCGTATACGAGTCAACTGGCGACGAGAGACTAGCGCGAAACATCTCAATCCAAGCGCAAATGAACCGAGGCAAAAATGGGTAGCGTCTACGAAATCCTGTACTCGATCCGAGATGACCTCGCCAACTGGATGGACGCTCGGGGATACGGGCGCACCGTGTACCTCGTTGAGGCTCCCATCGACGAACTCGTCGGGCAGTTCGCAATCCAAATTGTCGCGGGACCAGACACCGCCGTGCATCCGAACAGCGGCGTAGGTCTGATCCGAACGCAGGTGGACATCATCGTTTGGTGGCGTGGATTCCTCGACCCGATGGGACGCGGAACGGAGCGCATCGCGGGTGACGACGGCATTCAGCAATTTGTCGATGTCTTGCGAGAACACCTGACGCAACGAAAGTACGGCGGAATGGCAATTGCGTTGCTGTTCCGCAACGGCGGGACGCTGCAAGCCGTGGATGGTTTGGACGGGTGGCTGACGCTGCGCGACTCCTACGATTTCGCGTATGAAATGACATGGAGCGTCACCAATGGCTGAAGACCTCGGCAATATCAATATCAACATCCGTGACGCATCAGGATCGGGCGGTGGGGGCGCAGGAGGCGGCTCTAGCGGCGGCGGAGCGGGCGGTGGTGGTTCTAGCGGCGGCGGTCCAAGGATCGTCGTACCGCCGCCTCCGCCGCTTGTGGGGGGTCAGCAGAAGACGATGATGCAATCCATCTTCGGGAAACTGAATCTCGGAAAACTCATTTCGACGGAGATGAAGGATCTCATCACCAACCCAAGCATCGCGGGATTCGGAGAACTGCTGACGGGAACGAGTGCGGCGGGAGAGGCTCTCGCGGGACTTGGTGCTATTGCACTACCCGCAACGATTGCGCTTGCCGCTGTCGTCGCCTACGCCGCATTTTTGTACGCCGCCTTCAAACTGCTTCAAGCCGCATCCGAAGCGGTCGCCAAGCGCATCCAAGAGGTCAACAAATACTCTGGAACATTGCTCAAGGCGGTGGCGTTGGAGCAATGGGCAGCGATTGGGCGAACGCTGAGAGAGGCAAGCGCGAACGGGAAGAACTACGCAATCGTTCAGGCTGAGATGACACGGGTCGCCAACGCTTCCCTGGAAATCTCTATTGCGTGGAACAAGGCGATGAGCGTCTACGCCTTGATCTTTAACAAGTTCATGCTTCTATTGAATCGCGCTTTTGCTCCTCTTGCGCGACTCATTGGGAAACTTTACGACGGTATTTTCAAGGTCGTTGCGAACCCCTCTTCTGCTCCTGTATGGGCGAAGGCTTGGCTCACGCTTGCGCTTGCTCCGTTCTATGGATTGATCAATATGGTGACCTTCGTCGGAGGAATTTTTGGCTTACTTGAGAAGGTTCTAATTTACCTTGGTGTGATTTCCAAGAACACCGCGCCCGCAATCGGTAGCGATGTGAACGATTGGTTCCTTGCTGATGTGTACGCGATGCGCGGCATGAAGTTCGATCCCTCCAAAACGAGGAAATATTGAAATGGCAACCTCATCGCTGTACATCACGCCGTTTGCTCCAGTCCTCATAGCGCACGAATTTCCAAGGACGAACATCGAAACATATTCGTCTGAGGCGGTATTCGCTGAAGACGGCATGACCCCAACTGGATCAAAGTTCGTAATCAGCGGAACGATCCTCATGGTCGAGGAGGACTGGTCTGCGATTTCAACTGTTCTTGGAAAGCACGCTGCTCGCTGCCAACTTGTGTCGCTCACAAATGGAGTTCAGCCTCTGATTGATTTGATTGCGAGCAACTCAAACATTGGCGGTCCGTTCGTGAAATTGAGCGGTACGGAAGTCGTTGGCGGCGGCGGCGTGATGTTGGCTCGATTTGAAATCAACGACGAGATCAGTTGGTGTACCTCAACAGCGGTGCTATCGCACACATGGACGCAAAAGTTCACGCTCAACGAGGCGCAGATGCTCTCGCGCAGCGTGAGCGGCGCGCTGAAGATCAGGCGCGCATCGACATCAACGAGTATGACCTACGCAGTTCCCGCAGGAAATGCGTGGACGACAACGGGACCGACAGCGGATCTCTATCGCATGGCGATTGTCCCTGCCGTAATCGGATACGGATGGCGGCGGAAGTCGCAGGAGTTTGCGCTCGACAGCGCGTCTACGACTCTCTTGTACACCATTCAAGACGACCAGTATCTGCACGACTTGCCGCCAGAAGTCAGAGTCGGCGATATGGATTTTTCTTACGAGCGATCAGCAACCGACGCGGGTGTTGGTCATGTGTCGGTGACCGTCGAACTCGAAGCGTCTCTCGCTCTGAAGAACACCATGAATTCGACAGGCTCCGTATCGGGCAACAGATATCTAGTTGCTACGGCGGTAGCCCTGTCGAAGGCGCGCATTGATGCGAATTTCGGCGGCACGCTCATCACGCGAATGAAGATCACCGAGAACAGAATGCTGTCGGGATTCTCAATTCGTTTTGAACTTGACGCGATGGTGTATCCGACAGACACGGGTGGAGCAACGCCAGTTCTCTATCCGCTCGCAACGATGGTCGGAAGGTTTTTTCAGATCGTCAATGGAGCCTCGGACATCTGCCAGACATCGTTCAGAAACCCAAACCCATACGGTCCTGCCGTCAAGGCGGGATTGCCTTCGGTTTCGTCTGCTCCGCAGCGATGGAGCATGGTTCCGCACTACAAAGGGAACCTTGTTAACGGCATGAATTGCTTTGGAAATAGCGACCCATTGCCAAAGGCAAGTTTGTTCACATACAGCGACTCCGACCCTGATTGCGCTATCACCACTAGCGTCATCATCTTAGAGCAGGGCAAGGCATCAATTACCGCGATGAACACGCTGTTCAGCGGTCAGTATCAACAAGATACGCAGCAACTAGGGTCAGACCCAAACTCTTTTGTCGGCATCCTCGCAAAGTCAACCGTCATTACCCAACTGCACTACGACACGGGAATGATCCGTTTGCCGACGATGTACCTCAACAAGCCCGATGTTGTGCTGCAACTCGGTAAACCTTTTGTGACGGTCAAGGAGCGCACGGAAATCGTGCGAGCAAACATTGCGCCGAGTCGCGTCATGCGACCGCTGCACACAAATGCGTTCTTGATTGCCGAGGACTGGAACTGCAACTACGGGCAAATTGATACACAAGGCAATCGCGTGTTCACAGCCGTCTACGAGCGCACATACGGGCTGTATGACGGTGGGACTTCTTCAGAGGCTTCTCCGCCCGTAAAGACGGTTTCGGGTTTCTACACGAGCGGTTCTTCCATCCGCGCATGGGGATCTCCGTTTGGTATTTTGCTGCCGCCTCTTACAGGTGCGGCAACGAGCGCATCGCAAGGAACAACAATTTCCGTCCTTGGAACATTCCCTGCCTCTCCAGTCATTCCCGCAGTTGATGCGTCGTACGGGACGCAAGAAATGCCGTTCAAAACATGATTGAAGCATGGTTCCAAAGTTACGCCGAAGAGGGTGTAAAACATCCAGTCATTCTGCCGACTCCCGAGATCATCGAGTGGGCTGCGGTACTCGGCATGACCGTCAACGATTTGTTTGAGGTTCATATACCCACGGGATTCTCGCGGGTGGGAACGGTCAAATGTCTTGTGAGCAACGAGACAATGAGACTGCTGTATCCGCCGATTCCCAACCCTGATAATCCCGCAGACGGGCGACTGTTCAAGTTTTTTTGGCGCGACAACGCTGATCCAACTCAGCAAGCCAACCCTAGCGAAATTTTTAGCATGACGGTTGCATTGCTTCCGCCTCGACCGCTGTTTGCTCGCGCATCACTTGTGTCTCCCGCGCAACCCGAAGGGTTATACCCGCCCGCGTTGTTTCTGATTACGGGTGAGGATGATCGCAGAGTAATGCGCGGAGCGCAGGTAAGTAACAGCATCTATTCTGCTTTGTTTACGGGTGGGCAAGATCAAACCATCAACATCACCAACACAACGCAGCGCGTAAAGCGGGATAGTTTATACGACGGCGAATACAAATTTTCCGAGATTGAAGCGTGGTTTCAGCGGTCGTATTCTTCAGATGGAAAGATGCCGCCGCCAACTCTTCCCGACTCAGATGTCGATACTTTGTTGACCGCAATGATCGAGGGTGCTTGCCCTGCGGGCGGTCATTATTTCAATTATGTTGATATGCAATCGTGGGAGGATTGGCTATACGCGAATTCGCGTTTTCGCGACATGACTGCGGGTGCTGCAAGTCCGTTGCTTACAAATGCGGCGTGGGCAAAAAACAAGGCGTGTCTCAATTGGAACAATCAACCAGTTGGCATGGCTTGTGATTTGCTCGCATCAAATTGCGGAGGCTTGCTTGTACCGAAACTGAAATCGAGCATCTTTCTAAACACCTATAAGGTTGTTCAGATTCAAAACGGGTATCAGTCAATTAATGCAGAAATGGTTTCAAGTCAACGCGCTATGGCGGGCGGTGTAGAAACGATTCGCGAGCAAGTTTATTCAACGGGGCAACTGACCGATCCGCTGTTTCTTTTCTGGCAGCGTTTTGGTGCGCCGACTGTCGCTCTTGTGTATTCGTACTGCTATCACAGGGTAGGGCAGTTTTACTCGTTCTCGTTTCCCATGCGAGGACCAGAGCAGAATCAAGCAACTAACAATGTAAGCGCGGTTGAGCAATTTACTCCGTCCGTTTGGGGATTCGGCAAGGCGTTAGAAAACCCAAATCGCTTAGACATTTTGAGGGAATTGAACTTTTCTTACCCTGTAAACGGGTCGTCTGATTTTTACGCAAACAATAATTTTGATGCCTCTGGACAAAAAAAGGGCGACTACTCAATACCTCGTCAAGTTTTTGAGCCTCGCACAATCGCGCTTCACGAATTTGAATTCAATTCAGTTCAACTAAACTGGACGGGGCTTTCCCCGTCAGGGTCAAACAACCAAGTTCAGGCGTGGGATTTTTGGGGCTACTCAAATTGGTGCAGAGATCAAATTAGCACCCGCAACTCATTGCCATTCAACAAAACGGTGTGGGCAGGATGGGGCGGGAATTGGGACACGAACTACATGATTCGTAGTTCTTACATCCGATTCCATCTCGCAGTCATCAAGGATCAGATTGTTCCTATCTGCACTACGGAATGCGACTACGACGACTGGGTGTTGGGACCAAACGGCGAAACAGAAACAGCATCAAATCCCAAAGACATGGTGTTCTCAAACGGGAATGTCCATGCGCGCCGCGTGTTAAGCGGTGCGCTTGTCATTGATGTTCCTCCGCCAACAACACGGACATTCGCTGCTCAGATCGTTAGCGCAACGCGCATCGCTCCGTCTGGTGACTTTTACTGGCGTTGGCGTTATGAGTGGACGGAAGTCGATCCGCCTACTCCCGCTGACACCATCGCGAATCAGGTCAACAACTGGGTGAAGCAGCGCGGGACAAATCGAACGCGAGGTCGATCATCCGAAAAACCTTGGACTCGCGACCCAAGCACAATCAAAAACTACGCTTTCAATCTTGCCGAGAACGGAAACCATTTTGTTGGCGCGGGCAACGCGGGTAATACTATCGCGACGGGTGTTCTTCAGAGCGATTACACCACCTCAACAATCGACGCGCTACCCATCAGCGTCGGTACGATTGTCGCTATGCACGAAAATGCAATGACAATGTACAGCAAGACAAACCTCGTTCCGACAAACTCAACGATGCGTGACTCCCCGCTGAACTGCGTCTTTTGGTTTTCGATTCCGAACTCGGTCAAAGTCACCTGCATCTAGGATCACTCATGGACAACTGGAACATCATCTTCAATCGCGGCGCGTCGTACTCTCAGAGCATCGCGGTGCAGGGTGTTGCAGACATTTCGTCCGCGACTCTGTGGCGCGTGACTTTCACGCTCGACAACGCGGTGATGCTGACCGCGACTTCCGCCAATGGAATGCTTGTAGCAGGGTCAACGACCGCAGAGAAGTTTTTCGCGATCACGCCGACACAGACGGCGGCGTTCCCGTTAGGCAACGGCTCCTTCAACCTCGACATTTTGTGGGGTACAGATGTCCGTCGCTATGTCAGCAACTCACGATTTCAAGTCAACCTTTAAGGAGCAGCAGCATGGCGAATATCATCGTTACAAGCACGGGTGTTGCGGTTCAGGCGGGCGGCTCGATGAGCGGCGTGTATCCGTCCCCTGCGGGCGCATACGCGGCTCCGAACATCACCGTCGATTCATACGGCCGCGTCGTCACCGCCTCGAACATCTCGCCGTCCCCTGCGGGAACTTTCGCCGCCGCAAACATGACCGTTGATGCGTATGGGCGAGTGACGAACGCCTCGAACATCTCGCCGTCCCCTGCGGGAACATTCACGGCTGCGACCATCACCGTGGATGCATACGGTCGCGTCACGAATGCCGTGACGACTCCGAACCTCGCAAATCAAACCACGCTGAATGCGATCCTCGCAAACACGGATTACCTTCAGACGCAGATCGACAATCAGGGCGCGTTTGGCGGGCTGTGGTACATCTGATGCTGCAAATCGCACCATACAACCCCGTGACGCAGGATCTGTTCCTGTACGAGCCGTACACGGTGTCGTGGACAACTGGCACAGCGGGTTCGGTCGTCGTCGGTCGCGCTTACGCTTGGAATCCGAACTGCATTCTGTACGGGTATCGCGGCTCACTTGAGGGCCTGTCGATTCCGTATCGGAACTTTTCGACGGTTTTTGGTACTGCCGCTCAAGCACCCGAAGTCAATGCTGTCAATCCCCTAGCCAATCCAGTCAACAATCCCATTTGGTACAATTCTTACCCGCCTCATCAAAAGTTCTTTTCCAAGCGTCATCTCATGTGGTGCGCTCATGCGTATGGCGTAAACCTTACGGATCGCGCTACAGTCACAGGGTTAACCGCCGCTGATATGTACGCTGCGGGTGGGTATCTCGACGCAATGATTGTGTTGCGGTTCCTCGACAAGAACAACAACGCTGCCGTCGTTGCGAAAAACACGGTCGAGTACCCCTATGCATACGACGCGGCTGCGGGTCGCACAAACTATCCGAACGAACTCCCAGTTGCTGCCCCTGCGGGAATGGTTGACATCGCGATATCGCTTGCTCAAACGGATTTCCCTTTCACTCCGCTCACGATGACCGATTTAGGTTCTCGCGACTCAGGCGTATGCCACTACATCAACGCGGGAAACATGACGGTGCAAACGCTGTATATGCGGTCGATTGGACCAACGGTGCAAACGCTCAACACCAATCTGACGGGCGGAAATTGGGTTTGCGACGGGTATTACGACTTTGTGTACCTGCATGATTCGGGTTCATCGTTCTGTTGGGAGATCTCTCCGCCGTCATCTCCTGCCGCAGGTGATGGAGTGATGGGAGTTCAACACGGTCACATCCGCACTTCGCCTGTGAATACGAATCAATCGGAGCGATGGAAAACATTCCCGCCACCCAAGGGCGCGCAACTTATGACAAACCCATCCGTTAGTTCTCTCGGCGATTGGACTGCCGTCCGAGCCTACTGGACTGCTCGCGGTCAACCGTTCCCGTCGTACAGTTTGGGCTGCACGACATCCGTAGGTAACATGGCAAGCGGGTCATCGACAATCGACCTTCTTGCCGACACCGCAACGATGGCGAGTTATGTCGCCTAGGAAAAATTAAAATGCCGATCAATGGCCCCATCCGCCCCTCGTACTACATCAACTATCAGAGTCCCGCGCCAAATCCTACGACGGCTTCAGCCTCAAAAACAGGCGAGATGATCACCTGTCCGCACACGGGGAGGATTTGGATAAACGAGGCTAACGCGGTGCAACCCGCGATGATGGTGCAATCGTTGCCGTATGTGCGTAGCGGTACATCACCGACCGCGATAGCGACGAAGACGACGAACGACACAGGCATCCTCAAATTTGAAATGGAGTCAGGCGCGGTCGGCGGCGGCGTGAATGTCATGGATCAGATTGTGGTGACTGCGGGAAATGTCCAGATGCCAGATTTAGCGGGAGGTTTGCTCAAGGGAGACAACGCGGGAAATTTGGTCGCAGTAACGGGAGCCGCAGATTATGACACAGTTGTCTGGGACGCATTCACGGCATCGTGGGTCGTAAGTCAAACCAAGTTAGATGTTGCAAGAGTTGACAAATTGTCAGGCGACACAACGCTCGTCGCAAACACGCTGACAAATATCGTCAATGTTACTGTGAACAGTACTGGTTCTTTCCTAGTCAATGCAACCGCGAATATCTATCACAACAATGCCTACCAC